TGGGAAGCAGACGACACTTACCGCAAAGAGCTTGACTGGATTGTGGAGTTTGGGTTCGTGCCATGGCGTGGTGCATACCCGATTGGCCTCACACACATGATTGGTGGCTTGAGTGGAGCGGCTACGGGTGCACTGCGGGCGCTGATGGATAGTGCGCATATACAGAACATTCCTACGTTGCTGAAGCTCAAGGGAGGCCCCGGCGGTCAAACGATTAACCTCCAGCCCACCGAAGTCGTGGAGATGGAAGGCGGCGCACTCGTGGACGATGTCCGCAAGATCGCCATGCCCATGCCCTTCAACCCACCCTCAGCGGTGCTCTTCCAGTTGCTTGGCTTCTTGGTCGACGCAGGCAAAGGCGTTGTTCAAACCTCCTTCGAGAGATTGAGCGACCAGAACGTCAACGCCCCTGTAGGAACAACCCTCGCTCTTATCGAGCAAGGCATGGTGGTGTTCTCCTCTATTCACTCACGCCTGCACTCATCAATGGCGCGTGTGTTCAAGATATTGCACCGCATCAATTCTGCCTACTTGACAGACGAGGATGTGGAGGCGCTTGAGGCTGGACTTGATATTGAGCCTTCTGACTTTGATGGCCCAATGGATGTCATCCCAGTGAGCGACCCAGCGATCTTTAGCGAGACACAGAGGTTTGCGCAGATTCAGGCGATCATGCAGAGGGCGGCGGTTATGCCCCAGATGTATGACCAGCGGAATGTGGAGAAGATGTTCCTGCGCAATCTGAAGATTAGTGCGGATGAGGTGTTGCAGGTGCAACCGGGTTCCGAGGACATCGACCCCGTCAGCGAAAATGTCGCCGCCTCCATGGGTCGCCCAGTCTTCGTGATCCCAAAGCAAGACCACATGGCTCACCTCAAGACCCACCTCGCGTTCTTGAAGTCCCCCCTGTTTGGTAGCAATCCAGTGATTGCGCGGACATTCATGTACCCCATCGCCACACACTTGCGTGACCACCTGCTGAACTACTACCTTGTCGAGGCTCACAACGCTGTGGACATGGCTCAGCGCGAAGAGTTGATCAAGGAAGACGCAGACGAGCAGGTCGCAGTGATCCTGCAAGTTCAGCAGTTTATTGAACAACAGCTTGGTGCGTTTGGTCAGGAGTTGGCTCAGATCGACCAAGCGGCTCAGCAGTTCAAGCCACAGCCACCAATGCCTCCAGACAGAACAATGGAGATTGCGCAGATGAACGCGCAACTGCAAGGTCAGGCAATGCAACAGCGTGCTCAGATTGATCAGGCGAAACTGCAACTTGAACAGCAGAAACTTCAGATTAATGCGCAGACAGATGCGCAGAAGAATCAGGAAGATATGCAGAAGGAGCAGATGCGCCAGATGTCAGAGAACGAGCGCTTGCTGGTCGAATTGCAAGCTAGAGAGCGTATGAACACTGCGGACAACGACACAGCGATGAGGCTTGCGGCAACGGAGCTGGCGACTGGGGAGAAGTTTGCGGTGAGCACGGGCACGGGGATTAACCCCGGGGCGCGTTGATTGATACTTTTTTTTGTAACCCAACTTAGGAGACTCACATGTCTGATACCCCCAAAACTGGCACAGTTCCCATGACTGGCGCATTCGTCAAGCAACACCACCGCATGGCGGCTGGCGAAAAGCTCAACGGTCAAACCCTGCCTAGCGCCCCCACCACGCCTAAGACTCCAGCGTGAATTTTCCTGAGCAGATGCTCAACCGCCTCAAGTCAGACCAGCAGAAGTTTGCGCTGGATGCCTTGAAGCGCCCCCAAGAACGCAATACCTTCGAGTACGGGTATCGTGTCGGAGTCGTAGCAGGCTACGAAGCCGCCATTAATGTACTACTTTCACTACTAGACGAGGAGAAAAATAGTGACAATGACTTATGAGAACGCAATGGCAGAGGCTTTCCCAGCAGTAGAAGCTGGAATTCAGCCCTTTGGGAGCCGTGTTCTGATTCAGATTCGTACACCGAAGAAAAAGTCTGCTGGAGGGATCATCTTGGACATCCCGGGGTCTAACGACACCGAGAAGTGGAACACCCAAGTCGGCAAAGTTATTGCCATTGGCCCACTCGCGTTCAAGAACCGAGACACGATGGCAAGCTGGCCCGAAGGCGCATGGTGCAACGCAGGCGACTACGTTCGTGTTGCTAAATACGGTGGAGATCGTTGGGAAGTCAAAATTCCTAACACTGACGATTCTGCAATGTTTGTGATTTTTAACGACTTGGACATCATCGGGCAGGTAACTGGCGACCCGTTAGCGATCCGAGCATTCATCTGAAAGGAGATGATTTATGGCTGAAGTAATGAAAGAGACTGATGAACGTGCTGGAAATGAAGCAGAAGAAATAATCATTGTTGAGGATAAACCCTTAGACGACGATGAAGATAGTGGTGACGACAGAGTTGCCAGAAATGAAGATGATGGAAATGACTCAGAGCGAGAAGCAATCCGAGAGCGCAGGCGACTTGAAAAACTCGAGCGCAAAGAGCGCAGAGACAAAGCCATTACCCGCGACAAAGTGGAGTTGGACTTCCTCCGTAAACGCAATGATGAACTTGAGCGCCGCATGTCTGCTCAAGAACAACGAGCATTCCAAAGCGATTTAGGTCAAATTGATGCTCACATTGCCAGAGCGGTCAATGAAGCTCAAATGGCAGAGCGAGTCATTGCTAAAGCAGTAGAGGTTGGAAATGGTGACGATGTAGCTCAAGCTATGCGCTACCGCGACGAAGCTATTGCCAAGGCTAACCAGCTCAAGTACCAAAAACAGCAAGCTACTCAGCGACCTGTCCAGCCCCAACAGGCAATGGATGACAGGGCAATGATGTATGCCAAAGAGTTTTTGGAAGAGAACAAATGGTATGACCCCCAAGGTGGTGATGAGAGATCAGCTATTGTTTTAGCGATTGATCAAGCCATGAACAAGGAAGGTCACGATCCTAGAAGCGAAGACTACTGGGATGAGTTGCGTGCCCGTGTTGCTAAACGACTGCCAGAGCAATTTGGTAAAGCTGGCAGAGCAGACCGTGAAGAGCGCGTTGCTCGAGGTGGCCCCACTGTGGGATCAGGTCGCGAATACGCACCAACATCTACCCGTAAAGAGATTTACATTAGCCCAGACCGCAAGCAAGCCCTCGTGGATGCAGGCGTTTGGGACGACCCAGTGTTGCGCATGAAGTATGTAAAGCGCTATGCTGAGTATGATAGAAACAACAAATCGTGATTTATTTGCAAATTAACAAATAAGTCGTATAATTTTTTCAATCGCTGAAAGGAGCGAGTAATGACCGACGAACGAATTAAGAAATCCGCTGGAGAGAATCGCGTGGGGCGTGCGATGACAGATCGCGCCGTAACGGAAAATCGCGAGGTGACCGAGAATGAGCGGATTGAAATGTTCCGTCAGCAGTTTTTTCAGTCTTCACTGCCTGATCTGCCAAGAATCCCCGGCTGGCACTGTTGCTGGCTGACCACGACTAACCCTCGTGACTCTATACAAATGCGCATCCGTCTTGGATATGAGCCGCTGAAGCCCGAGGACATCCCGGGCTGGGAATACGCGACACTCAAGACTGGCGATTGGTCTGGATTCATTGGGGTGAACGAGATGCTTGCTTTTAAGCTACCCATGTCGCTTTATGAGGCGTACATGAAGGAAGCGCACCACGATGCGCCACTGCGTGAGGAAGAGAAATTGACCGACACCGCAGAATTCCTTGAGCAACAAGCCCGTGCATCTAAGTCGAAGCTGTCCGTGGGAGATGGCAATCTGGAAATAGGACAACAGCGGGAAGCTCTTTTTGATCTTTCCTGACGAAACCTTTTAATCCAATAGGAGCATCTATGTCTTCGACTAGCGCACCATTTGGCTTTCGTGCTTCTTTCCACAACAGTGGTCAGATGCGCCCAAAAGCCTATGTAATTACGAGCGCATATGCGGCTAACATTTTCAGCGGTGACCCCGTTAAGTTAACCGACAATGGCGTTATTCAACTCGGTACTTCGGACGGTACTCGTTCTGGTACAACCGATGGCGTTTCTTTGCTGGGCATCTTCGCAGGTGTACAGTATTTGGACGCTACTGGTAAACCTTCGATCTCCCCTTTCTGGCCTTCTGGCACGACTGGTACAGAGATCACAGCATGGGTCTATGATGATCCTGAGACACTGTTCGATGTGCAGTACAACAACCCCTCCGCTGGCACAACCGTTCAAACGGCTGTTGGTGAAGAGTGTGATTGGACTGTTGCGTCACCCGGTGGCTCGACCCAAACAGGTTTGTCTAACACCTACCTGACCGCCATCCAAGCTACTTCTGGTCAATTCCAGATCACTGGCTTTGGATATGAAATCAATGATTCCCTCACAGACGCTTATGTAGTCGTGACTGTTCGCATCAACGAACACCACTACAAAGCCGCAGTGAACTCGGTATAAGGAGGGCTGAATTATGGCTACCCCAATGCGTAGTACGGACTTTCGATCCGTTGTTGAGCCTATCCTGAACGAAGTCTTTGACGGCGTTTACAATCAGCGTGCTGATGAATGGAAGATGGTTTTCCGTGAGCAAAAAGGCATTCCTCGTAACTACCACGAAGAACCCGTCTTGTACGGTTTCGGCGCGGCTCCCGAGTTGCCTGATGGCATGGCAGTAAGCTACCAATCTGGTGGCGTATTGTTCTTGCAACGCTACCTCTACAAAGTCTACGGTTTGGCATTCAGCTTGACCAAAGTCTTGGTTGAGGACGGTGATCACATCCGTATCGGTCAGACCTATGCCAAACACTTGGCACAGTCACTGATTGAGACTAAGGAAACCCTTGGCGCTAACATTTTGAACCGTGCATTTAACGGCTCATATGTTGGTGGTGATGGCGTATCTTTGGTTAATACAGCTCACCCAATCGTGAACGGCACTTTCAGTAACCAGCTTACTACTGCCGCCGCTCTTTCACAAACTTCTCTTGAGCAGTTGCTCATTCAGATTCGTAACGCTGTTGACAACAACGGCAAGCGTATCCGCTTGACTCCTACCAAGATCGTGTCTGGCCCGTCTAACGTGTTCCAAGCCGAAGTTCTGTTGAAGAGTGTGTTGCGTACAGGCACTGCTGACAACGACATCAACCCTGTTAAGTCCATGGGCTTGCTGGCTGATGGTCAAGCTAACTTGTCTCGTATCACATCAACCACTGCATGGTGGATTGAGACTGATGCACCAGAAGGCTTGAAGTTGTTGATGCGCCGTGGTTTGGAAAAGTCTATGGAAGGCGACTTCGAGACTGACTCCATGCGCTACAAAGCCACCGAGCGTTATACTTTCGGTTGGACTGATCCTCGCGGTATTTATGGCACTGCGGGCGTTTGATCTTTAATTAAAGTATCAAGTGAACACTCTCCGCAAGGGGGGTGTTTGCTGGGCACATTTAATCCACGCGCAACAGACGGTACGCCCTTACCGACGACATGCAGACGGTTGCGCATCACTTGCATGTAAGGAACTATCATGGCATCAACCACCTTCTCTGGCCCAGTTACATCCACCAATGGCTTTATTGGCGCTGTCACGGGCAATATCACAGGCAACATTACTGGCGATGTGATCGCTACTAACCAAGCTCTGTCTGGCGCTGGCGCAGTTAACATCACTGACATGTTGACTAGCTTGACATCCACTGGCGCGGCACAGGCTTTGACATTGGCTAACGGCACTCTTGGTCAAATCAAGATCATCAGCCATGTGGTCGATGGTGGTTCAGCCGTATTGACACCCACAACCAAAATCGGTTTTACAACAATTACCTTCACCAATGTTGGTGATAGCGCTATGTTGATTTACACCGCCGCAGGTTGGGACATCATTGCCCTGAATGGCGCTGTTGCCGCTTAATTGAGAGGGGTTCGCCCCTTTCATTTTTAACTTCAGGAGATTTATATGGCTGATGCTGTAGCTTCGCAAACGATCCTCGATGGCGAGCGATTGTTTATTGGAAAATTTACAAATATCTCTGATGGCACTGGTGAGACTGGTGTAATTAAGATCGATGTTTCTACATTGCGTCCTAATGCTTCTGGCAATGCTTGTAATGGCGTAAAGCTGAACAAGATTTTTGCAACGACACATGGCATGGAAGTGCGCATTCTTTGGGATGCCACAACGGATGTGTTTGCATGGATGATTCCTCAGAACTCAAACTATCTGATGGACTTGTCATCTTTTGGTGGTATTCCAAACAACGCAGGCGCTGGTGTTACTGGTGATGTGCTGTTTACTACCTTAGATGCTTCAGCAGGTGATATGTACTGTGTTGTTCTTGAATGCATCAAGACATACGCAAACCCACAAGGATAAATCATGGCAAAAATGAAATATGTCAAGGACTTTGACTTCAATGAGAAGGCTTGCAACTACGAGAGTGGTGGCCCTGCTATGAAGATGGCTAAGGGTGGCTATGCTAAAGGTGGCATGAAAGAAGCCAAGACAGGCGAGATGTACGCTAGTCGCAAGGAAATGGCTAAGCACGAGAAGACTGAGTCACCTCGCATGCAAAAAGAAGAGATGATGAAGTCACAGACCGTGAAAAACATTGGCCCTCGTGGTGGTCAAGGCATGATTCCTCCTGCCCAAAAGGGTTTGGGTGTCACTGCTCCTCGCCGCCAGATGCCAGTTGCACCTCGTGAGCCTATGATCGCCCCATTTAAAAAGGGTGGTAAAGCAATGAAAGCAAAAGTTAATTGTTAAGTTGTTTTTTCTGACTTAATAAACTATAATTTTCGTCAATAAGAGCGTGCTGGATCAGCAAGCATCCTGACTACAATGCGGGGTTAGCATGGCTTTTTCTGGTAATGTGAGCGGCACTACATTTAATGCGCTGAAAGTCGTAGACCACGCTTTCAGGCGCTGTAGACTGCCTGCTCAAGCCATCTCTGGTGAGATGCAAAGCTACGCGCTCGACTCTCTGTACCTGTTTTTGTCAGAATTGGCGAATATTCGCACGCCTAGCTGGTGCATTGACTATGTAATCTTGCCAATGTACCAAAATCAGCAGGTTGTGACCCTTCCTTTGGGTACTGTTGATGTGCTGAACTTGAATTACCGTCAAATTCAGCAGTTATCTGGTGCGACAACCATCACTTCGACTGCTTACACAGTAAATTTCACCACTGCAACCACTGTTGACACGATTGGCATCAAGTGGGGAGCGGCGGCAGTGCCTGTTACCTTCCAAGTTAGCAATAATGGCTCGTCTTGGACGACTGTTGGCACGCAATCGGCAACGGCGGCGGCGGGTGAGATTGTTTGGACGGACATTTCAGGTGCGTTGCCGTACCAATACTTCAGATTCACCTCAACATCGCCGATGACGCTGACGCTGGTGACGCTAGGCAATCTGCCACAAGAGATTCCGCTAGGTGTGCTGAATCGGGATGGGTATGTGAATCAGAGCAACAAGGTGTTCCCCGGCCGCCCTGCGACTTTCTGGTATCAACGCGACCTCCCTCGCCCCATCGTCAACCTCTGGCCCGCCCCCGCAGACTACGCCGAGCTTGCCCAGCTCGTGCTGTGGAGACACCGCCAGATCATGGACACAGAGAACCTCCAACAAGAGGTAGAAGTGCCTCAGAGATGGCTCCAAGCAATCGTGGATGGGCTTGCGGCTAAGGTTGCCGCAGAGACTCCCTCAGTGGATGTGGCGTTAGTTTCGATGCTTGAGCAGAAAGCGGCGATGAGTGTGCAGAGGGCGTGGGATGGGGACAATGATGGGTCGTCGATCCAGATTAACCCCGGGATCGGGGTCTACACCAAATGAGCCTCTTCCTAGACCCAACAGGCGAAGCGACCTACGGCATTGCGATCTGCGCACGCTGTTCGCGCAAGTTCCTGATGGCAGAGTTGCAGAGCGACCCGAATTACCCGGGTCTCATGGTCTGCGCCGCCGATGTCGACCAATACGACCCCTATCGTCTAGCCCCCCGTGGCCCTGACAAAATCACGCTACCCTTCTACCGCCCTGACACCCCCATCAACACCCGCCCTGCTGGTGTGATACAAGAAGCAGGCGACGAGTTCTTCATCACTGAAGACGGTAATAGCTATTTGGAGTTTTAAATGTCTGATGTCCCAAGTAATCTGATACCGACCCGACTCACGCAGTTACCAGTCGCTCCTGTGGCTGACGAAAACAGCCTGATGATGATTGTCTATCAAGGCAACAACTACCAAATCCGTGTTGGTGATCTGCTGAGCGTTTCAGGCGTGCCCTTAACCCGCCAAGTAATCGCAGGCACTGGCATGACTGGTGGTGGTGCACTATCAAGCAATGTGACCTTGAGCATCGCTAATGGTGGTGTGGGTTCTGTGCAGTTAGCCAATTCAGGCGTGACTTCTGGTGTTTATGGTAATGCCACAAACATCCCAGTTCTTACTGTTGACAACACAGGTCGAGTAACTGCGGCTACCACAGTGCCTGCATCAATCTCAGGCTATGTACCTACAAGCACGCAAGTGATTGCTGGTAATGGTTTGACAGGTGGTGGAGCGCTGAGTGGCAATGTCACCCTAGCCGCAAGCTATAGCGCTAGTGCGCCTCAAGCTGGTTTCCAAACTGGATCAGCAGGCGTGGCAAACACCATTGCCCGTAGCGATCACAAACACCCTGCTGTTGACCTTTCTGCTGATGACCAAGTTGACAACATCCTTGGTTTAGGCAATGGCGGTACAGCGCGGAGCATAGTGCCTGCGGCTGGCGCTGTTGTCTGGTCTGGTTCTGATGGACTATATGTCACTGCTGTTGGAAGTGCTGGGCAAGTTTTAGTTTCAGGTGGGGCAAGCTCTCCGACATGGGGTTCTGCGTTGATCGTGTCAGACCAGCCTGCAAATTATGTATACGCTGGCCCGACCGCTGGTGGCTCTGCTCCTACATCTTTTAGGCTATTGGTCAACGCTGACATTCCGACCACGCTAACAGGCAAATCAATCTCAGGCGCAACTAACACGTTGACCGACATTGCAAACGCATCACTGACTAACAGCTCAATCACAATCAATGGTTCTGCTGTGAGCTTAGGTGGTTCTGTAACCGTAACAGCTACAGCGTCTAACGCATTGACCATTGGCACAGGGTTGTCAGGTACGTCCTACAATGGTTCTGCCCCAGTCACAATTGCGATTGATTCGACTGTTGCTACATTAACAGGTTCGCAGACGCTGACCAACAAGACAATCAGTGGCGCATCTAATACGCTGACAAACATTGCTAATGCAAGTCTGACCAACTCGTCTGTGACTGTTGGAACTACTGCTATTGCTTTGGGTGCTTCTAGCCTGACGCTAGGTGGCTTGACTTCTGTTGCCGTGACGCAAGACCCTACCTCTGCGCTTCAGTTGGCGACCAAGCAATATGTGGATGCTGTTGCTGAAGGTCTTCATGTTCACGCATCTTGTGCGGCGGCAACCACAGGAACCCTTGCATCGATCACAGGTGGCACAGTAACCTACAACAATGGCACGGCTGGTGTTGGCGCTACTCTAACGCTGTCTGTAGCTTTGACCACTTTGGATGGTTACACCTTGCTCAATGGCGACCGTGTTCTTGTCAAGAACGAAGCGACACAAGCAAACAATGGTATCTACACATGGGCAACAGGTGGCACGGTTCTAACTCGTGCAACTGACTTTGATACTGCTGTTGAGATGGCAAGTGGTGATTTCACCTTCATCACTAATGGTACGCTGTACGCAAACACTGGATGGGTTCAGACTGACCCTGTGACTACTGTTGGCTCAAGTCCTGTGGTTTGGGTGCAGTTTTCTGGCGCTGGAACTTATACAGCAGGAACAGGACTAACCTTAGCTGGTTCTCAGTTTAGTATCACTAACACTGCTGTGACTGCCGCCTCTTATGGAAGCGCAAGCAAAACCCTAACAGTTACAGTAAATGCTCAAGGTCAATTGACCGCTTTGGCTGATACAAACATTGCAATTGCAAATACGCAAGTGTCAGGTTTGGGAACCATGTCTACACAGAATGCAACCTCTGTTGCTATAACTGGTGGCGCGATTGATGGAACAACTATAGGCGGTACAACAGCGGCGGCAGTGACGGGTACAACTGTAACAGCTTCAACTAAATTTAGCGGCTCTAATTATGACGCAAGCGGTTCAGGCGGGGGTTCTTTAAGAACTTCAAGTGGTGCGGCTTGCTTGCAATGGGGTGGTGGCGGGGGTGTTAACTTAACGCTTGATGGCCCGTTTAACATGAACCCCGCCAACGCAACAATTTCAATTGCTCCTACTGGTACTGGCACATTAACTGTTAACCCTGCAACAGCAGGCACGATCAACAACATGGTTATTGGTGGCACAACAGCCGCCGCAATAACAGGCACGACTATCACTGGAACAGCTTTTGTTGGCATCTCAGGAGGCACATTCTGATGGTAGAAGAACTCATCAACCGCATGTTCAAGGCTCGTAATGCCGCGCACATCAGGCACTGGAAGACGAACAGTTATTCAGAGCACAAAGCGCTAGGTCACTACTACGATGACCTGATCGACGACTTGGATAAATATGTCGAAGCCTACCAAGGTGCGTTTGGGCTTATAGGTGAAATCGATGGAAGCGTTGAAAACACAACGAAAATGATCCACGACGATATAATTTGGCTGACTGAAAATCGTGAAAAGATAGCTAAGAATGTGCCTGCATTAGAGAACATCATTGATGAACTCACTGGATTGCACATGAAGACTTTGTACAAACTTGAGAATTTGAGGTAACACCATGGCACAAGCAGGATATACACCCATTCAGCTTTATTTCAGCACCACAGCGGCGGCTGTACCGACCTCTGGCAATCTTGCAAATGGCGAGTTGGCAATTAACATCACTGACGGTAAGCTGTACTTCAAGAACAACTCTGGTACGGTGACACTGCTTGCTGGCTCTGGCGGTGGTGGCCCTGCCGCTGGTTCTAACACTCAGATTCAGTTTAACAGCTCAGGCTCGTTTGGTGCTTCATCTTTGTTCACATGGGATGGCGCTCAGATTCAAGTTAACGGCATCACTGTAGGTCGTGGTGCAGGTGCTGTGTCTTCCAATACTGCGGTGGGTGCTAGTGCTTTGGCGGCTAACACGAGTGGCTCTTTAAATGTTGCTGTTGGTACTAGCGCACTATTAAGTAACACCTCTGGTGCGGCATTAGTTGCCGTAGGTTCACAAGCATTGAGAGCAAATACCACTGGCTCTGATAATACTGTTGTTGGTAGAGATGCGGGATTAGCAAATACGACAGGTAGTTCTTTGTCTGCACTTGGACAAGAAGCGTTATTATCAAATACAACTGGTAGTAATTCGGTTGCCATTGGTTCACAGGCACTTCGTTCCAACACCACAGCTTCTAACAACACTGCCATTGGCTATCAATCAAGTTACGCAAACATTACTGGCGCAAACAACATTGCCTTGGGATACAGAGCATCATATCTAGGAACTGCGGCAAATTCAGTAGTGGCACTTGGCGCATTCTCGCTATACAACAACACTGGCTCTGACAACATTGGCATTGGTGTTGAGGCAATGTACACCACTACATCTGGCACAAACAACGTAGGCATGGGTAGCGCTGTTTTGTACTTTAATACAACAGGCGCAAATAACGTAGCTATTGGTACATCCGCACTTAGCAGAAACACCACAGCATCTAACAATACTGCTGTTGGATACACCGCAGGATACAGCAATACCACAGGCGCAATAACTGCTGTGGGTCAACGTGCGCTTTATGCAAATACAACTGGCGCAGACAACGTGGCTATGGGTGTTCAAGCACTTAACGCCAACACAACAGGTGGTTCAAATACCGCGATTGGGCATACTGCTCTTACATCTAACACCACAGCAACAGGCAATACTGCTCTTGGTTATCAGGCTGGATACACTAACCAGACAGGCGTTGATGTTGTTTATATTGGCTACCAAGCGGGTTACACCGCAACAGGAAACGACAATACGTTTGTTGGCTCAGTCGCAGGAAAACTGACCACGACTGGCGTGGCAAACACGGCTGTTGGCGGTGCGGCAGGTTATTCAACAAGTACAGGTTCATACAATACATCGCTTGGTCGTCAGGCTTTATTTTCTAACACCACAGGCGTTAACAACACTGCTGTTGGTTATCAGGCGGCGTATAGTATTGCCGCTTCTGGAGCCACTGTTGCGGTTGGTTATCAAGCGGCTTATAGCATAGTGGGTAACAGCGGTAATGTGGCAGTTGGTTACCGCTCACAGTATTTAACTACTGGGGGTGAAAATACTGCTGTTGGATATATATCGCTTGCCGCAAACACAACTGGCGCATTTAATACTGCTTTTGGTCATAGCGCCCTTCAAGCCAATACCACGGCATCTAACAACACCGCTGTTGGCTACCAAGCAGGATATACAAACACCACTGGCGGTGTAACTGCATTTGGTGATAGCGCACTTCGCTCCAATACGACTGGCACTATTAACGCCGCATTCGGTAGAAATGCCGCGTACAACGTAACCACTGGTACATCTAACACCGCTCTTGGCTCGGGTGGGTCTGGTGTTTATGCGGCTATGCAAGAAACCACTACAGGTTCATACAACACAGCAGTAGGATCGCAATCGCTTGCCCAAAACTTAACAGGCTCCAACAACACAGCCATTGGTTATGGCGCTCTGTATGTAAACAAAGCTGATAACAACACCGCAGTTGGCTACAACGTAGCTAGTGGCATCACCACTGGTGCATACAACGTGGCTATGGGTGGTAACGACTCTGGAAGCCAAGCAACTTTTGCCGCTAACACCACAGGAAGCGCAAACGTAGCCATCGGCATGGCGGCTCTGAGGAACAACACCACAGGTGGCAATAACGTAGCCGTTGGTTATCAAGCGGGGTATGGAATCACCACTGGTACAAACAACACCGCTGTAGGCCATCTTGCTGGGGATGCAATTACCACTGGTAACTACAACGTTGCTGTTGGTAGGTTGTCAATGGACAACTCTGCGGGTGTGACGGGCGATGAGAACACTGCTCTCGGTAACGGCACACTGCGTAACTTGACCTCTGGTGCAAATAATACTGGTGTTGGGACTAGTGCGCTTTCTGTACTTACCACAGGCGACAGAAACGTTGCGGTGGGTCAGCAATCTTTATACGCAAATACAACTGGTTCAGCAAACGTAGCGGTTGGTGACCACGCTTTACAATCAAATACAACAGCACTCTACAACGTATCAGTCGGCACTTATTCTCTTGGTGCTAATACGACTGGTACTCAAAATACTGCTGTTGGTAGTGAGGCTCTTCGTTATAATACAACAGGAGCAAACACCGCTGTTGGTTTCCAAGCTGGATATGCGCTTACCACTGGCACCACTAACACTATAATTGGCCGCTATGCGGGTGATGCGCTTACCACTGGTAATTACAATAACGTCCTTGGTAACAACGCCCTGACAACAAACATTACAGGAAGCGGGAACACCGCTATTGGTGAAGGTGCTTTGTTTGATGCTACAGGAACTGGCAACACTGCTGTTGGTAGTTTTGACGGCACTCGTAACTCTGCTGGTCGTTTCTTAACAACAGGAAACTACAACACGTTTATTGGCGGTATGGCTGGTAACGCCATTACCACAGGCTCTGCAAACGTTGTACTTGGAGGCTACTCAGGCAATCAAGGTGGCCTAGACATTCGCACATCAAGCAACTACATCGTGCTGTCTGATGGGGATGGGAATCCACGGGGTGTGTTTGATAACTCTGGTAATTTTTATATTGGTAAAACCGCTAATACTGCTGGTGTTGTTGGGTGGCAAATAGGTTCTAACGGGAATGGAAGCGCCACATTTACTCAAGTTGGAACTAACGAGATTTTTGTATGGAACAACACCGCTACCAATGGTACGGCAATTATTGACTTCCGAACAGCCAATACTTCCAAGGGACGGATTAACTGGGACAACTCCAATACGTCTTACAACACAACTTCTGACTATCGCCTGAAGGAAAATGTTCAGCCAATGACGGGTGCGCTGGCTAAAGTTGCGTTGCTCAAGCCATGCACTTACACATGGAAAGACGGCGGCAAGTCTGGTCAAGGTTTCATCGCTCACGAGTTAGGTGAAGTTGTGCCAGAGTGCGTGTCAGGTGAGAAAGATGCCGTTGACGAGAATGGGGCAATCAAACCTCAAGGCATCGACACATCATTCTTGGTTGCAACTTTGACTGCGGCTTTGCAAGAACAACAAGCAATCATTTCCGCACAGTCTACTGTGCTTGACTCACTCAAGGCACGTTTGGATGCCGCTAACCTTTAAAGGAAAATCATGACTATTGAAACTCAAACCCCCACCGCAGAGCAAATTGCACAGCACTACAGTGCCGCAATGGACTCAGTAAACCTGATTAACGCAGGACAGCCAGAAGGCATGACTGCTGAAGATTGGGCTGACACTGTTGCTCGTAACAAAGAGCACCTGAAAATCATGCTGGCTAAAGACTTCTGGACAACAGAAAATCTAGCACCACTGCAATCCGCATCAGCATAACGGGAAGCCACCACCCGATCTTGGTGGCGCATTAAAGGAAACATCATGGGAAAAAATGAAAAGACCCCTGTGACAATTGATGGCGTTGAGTACAAGTTTGAAGACATGAGCCAGCAACAGCAGATGTTGCTTAATCATGTTGCTGACTTGGATCGCAAACTAGACTCAGCAAGATTCAATGTGGATCAGTTGCAGGTAGGCAGAGATGCTTTCTTCAACATGCTGAAAAGCGCGTTAGAAGCTAAGCCTGAAGAGCCTGTGTCTGACGTAGAGCTTAAGTAACCTTGTCTGGGGGGCTTCGGCCCCCGCTGTTTGGTTACTGGAATTTGTTTTGAGTTGTACCTATGATTCCAATAGACCCGATAACAGCGTTAGAAGGGCTTGAAAAAGCTGTCAGCCTTGTCAAAAAGGCTCAAGGTGTTGCCAAAGATATAGGCGGTCTATCGGTAATGGTGGGTCGTCTAATGGACGCTGAAAGCGGGGCAACCAAAGCCATGCTCGCTTCCAAAAAAGCTGGCGGCAAATCCAACTTTGAAATTGCGATGCGTATTGAAAACGCATTGATGAATAGTAGAAATCTGCTCAAAGAAATCCAACTGATTTACATGCAGACGGGAAATATCGACGTATACAACAAGATGATGGCTCGTAAAGCGGAAATGGACAGGGACGATGCCATTGAAGCTAGAAAGCTGAAGGAAGAAGAAAAGCGCCGCAAAGAAGAAGAACAAGAGCAGATGGAGTGGGCAGTTGGGATCGTGGTGATCGTGATGCTCTTAGGCGCTGTTGGTTGGGGGCTTAACGAGATGGCTGAACTGTGTGCCAAGACAGGGTGTGGTCGGTGAATGAGTACCAGAAACAGTTTGACCTTTTCCTTAAAGTCTTTGTCAGGCTGTGTATTGCGTGGTGGGTGCTTGGCCTGCTCCGCTTTTTGCCAGACGAGCTTGCTGATAAGGTCGTGACCAAGATATTGGGGATGTTTGGACTATGAGTGACGAAAAGCCAACAGACGTATTGAGCAAGGTGCTGTCCTATGTGGATAGCCCGTTCAAGCTGTTTGCGCTGATACTCATGGCGGTGTTTGCTTTTGCTGGGTACTTTGTTTGGCAGAACCAGTCTTTTCTATTTGATGCGTACAAGGAAAACAAGAAGCTTCCAATGATCGCAGAGGACAGGGCTGAGGATGTTGTGGCTCACCTGTTTAAGAACACAGACGCAACGGTAGTCGCTATATTTAAAGTCAACCCACTGTTTGGCACAAGAGTTTTATTTCGTGCCTACACCAGAGAAGGTAGAGATAAAACGCATGACGGGTTAGATGTTGGGCTGTTTACGCAGAGTTCAGCCAACAACCGTGATGTGATTGCTTTGATGGCTAACGAGATACCTTGTAGTGAGTACGCCGTAGCTCAGAGTGAAATTGGGCTTTGGTATATCGAGAAGGGTGTCACCTTTGGATGCCGTGTCAGTGTGCCACCAGAGCAAGGTAGGTTTGTTGGACAGATCACGGTAGGCTGGGACAAGGAACCCAAGGATATCACCAAGGCAGTGAGCATGTTGCAGATTGCTAGTAACATGCTGAGTAAAAGCAAACAGTAAAGGATTTTTATGCTGACACTACTATCCACTTTAATTTCATTCCTGATGGGCGGCTTGCCTAAGATTCTTGACTTCTTTCAAGACCGTGCAGATAAGAAGCACGAGTTAAACCTTGCCCAGATGCAGATCACCCGTGAGCTGGAACTGCGTAAAGCAGGTTTTGAAGCCCAAGAGCGGATCGAGCATATCAAGTCAGAACAGCTTGAAACAGAGAGCGCGGCTAACACCAAGCAGATTTTGATTGGCGCTCAACAGGCTGAGATGCAAGCCATCTATGCCCACGATACAAGCTTAAACGAGGGAACATCCACATGGATGAAAAACCTTCGCGCCTCTGTTCGTCCTGTTATCACATACGGGTTCTTTTTCCTGTTGTTGTTTATTGACATTGGCTTGTTTGCTTATGGCTGGAATCGTGGTGTTCCGTTTACCGAGTTGGCTGAAATGTTGTGGGATTCTGACACCCAAGCCTTGTTTGCTTCCATCATTGCTTTCCACTTTGGTGGTCGGGCGTTTGGCAAATGAAAATCTCAGACAAGTGCCTGCACATGATTCGCCATCACGAGGGCGTGAGGCAGAATCCCTACAAATGCCCAGCCAAGCTCTGGACTGTGGGAGTTGGGCACGTTATGTTCCCAGAGCAGGGCAAGCTTAAGATAGACCAGCGGGATGCCTTTGTGCCCCCGCCAGAGGCCATGCGTAAACACTCAATGGAGGAAGTCGATGCAATACTTAGGGCAGACCTTGCTCGGTTTGAGAAAGGCGTGGCTACTTATTGTCCTGTGCCTCTTACTCAAGGACAGTTTGACGCA